AGAGCAGATACCGATTAAACTGGATATGATAATGAGGCAAGAAGGAATAGACCCGAAACGTATAAATAACATGAAGCTGGTTAAAGTCTTTGATGGATATTCAACATACGTCGAAGAGGGAATTGTCGAAACATACAAGAAGGCAGGCCTAAAATATGTCTGGACTGGAGTTCCGGATGCAGACGATATCGTAAAGATCATTCAGAGCCCAGGCCTGATGTCAAACAACAACCGTTTCAGAGCAGGATTGAGGCGCACAGGAGCAAGCCCGGTAGAGGATTTCAGGACCGGCGGCAGCGATAACGTATTCACCAGGATAGGCGTCAAAAGCAAAAGTAACCCAAGATTTGACGACTGCTACCGTGGGAACCGATATCGCATTCTTATTGATCCAAGAGTCATGGAAAGAACAGACTGGTACGCATACGATGGAGACTCCTTCGGGAGCTCGGATCCGTCGGCCATGGCCGGCAGAGTCTCACCGGTGGAATTCATCAAGCGAATGGCCACAAGCTACCGGTACGGCAATGAAATTATGTTCAGGCACGGCATAGCGAAGGAGACATTCATCGGAATATCGTGTCAGAGCAATGCCCTGCGAGCAGAACTCCTGGAGAAGTTCAAACAGGCGCACATTACTAAGATAAACGGGATACCGATAGAAGATTTTGTAAAGGTGGGATCTACGATATGATAGACCAAAGAGCTGTATACGTCTTCAAGCCACCGGGAGAAAAAGATTTCACCGGGATAGCGCTGGATGTTCACATTCACAAAGAGACCCTCCGGTTCTTTGACACCAACAGAGGACACGAACTGCCAGGCAAGGTAACCCAGGAGACTGACAACGGATTTATATTCACATCAACAGGAATCATTCAAGGGGAATGGCAGTTCAAAGTGCTGGGAATTGGAGAGTTTAAACGGAAATATTTCAAACTGGTCGAAGGCGGCCAAACGCTGGCGGCCAAGTTACAAACAACAGAGGACCTCCACCAATGGTATCGGAGGGAGTTCAAGATTTAAGGCGAGGGAAATAGACCTCGTCTTTTTGCTTTGAAAGGAGGTTGATATCAATGCCTAAATTCAGCGACCTGGTGAACATCAAGAAGGACCAGCCGAAACCGGCAAAAAAAACTTCAGGCGTGATAAAAGGTCGCTTCAAGATCCAGAAATCAGACGATGACAAAATGCTGGCCTTTGGATGGGCCAACGTAGCAGTCACTGCCAGCGGCCAACAGATAGAAGACTATCACGAGGACATGATAGATCCGGAAGAGCTGGAGCAGGCCGCATACACATTCGTGGAGCTTTATCGTGAAGGTGGAGAGCAACACGAGCGCGGAGGAGTGGCTGTACTCATTGAAAGCATGGTATTCACCAAGGAGAAGATGAGGCTCCTGAACATTCCAGAAGGTACGCTGCCTGAAGGCTGGTGGATAGGCTTCAAGGTATTAGATCCGGATGTATGGGAGAAGGTCAAGGATGGAACGTACCCGATGTTCAGCATTGAAGGAGAGGCCATCAGAGAGGAAGTTACCGAAGAATAATAGCATATCGGTAAATCAAGAAACGGCGAGAAATCGTCGTTTTTTGTTTTATATAAATCAGCCGGGAAAGGAGGAGAGACACGAAAATGGCATTTAAACTGAAGGACCTTAAAATCACCAAGGTGGATTTTGTGGAGGCCGGAGCAAACCCAGAGGCAAATATCCTGTTTTTTAAGAGCAAAGACGGCACTCCTGGAGCAAAATCTTCCGAACCCATTGCAGCGAAAGGAGGTGAAAAAAGCGAGAACCCCGTCAAAAAGTTTTTCTCTGCCATAGCAAAAGCTCTGGGAATAGCCGAAGACGAACACGTAGGTGAGGCAATCGAAGAAATAGCCAAAGGATACGAGGCAGCTACATTCGGAGAGAAGATGGATGAGCAGAAGCGCAGGAGAGTAACCAGTGAAATCTGGGACGTTTGCTACGCCCTGGAGGAAAGCCTGTGCTCTATCATCTGCGACGACGATGTGCCGGAAGATGAAAAACCGGCCATGATGGAACAGAGCCTGAATGAGTTCGCAGAGGCCGTGAAAGAGCTTATTCCAACCTGGGCCCAGGGAAAGACCACAAATAAGATCGCAAAGAATGATCAGCCTATCACACCCGCAAGGCTTGAATTAGCCAAGGCTGCGAAGGAAAAGCTGGAAGCAATCATAGCCAAAGCGGAAAAGGATCCGGAAACAGATCCTGAAGACACGTCCGTTCAGGACGGATGTAAAAAACCAAAACAAAAAAAATCGAAAGGAGACGTAGAGGACATGAAAATCGATAAGAGCAAACTGACACCTGAAGAGCTCGCAATGCTTGAGGCTATCGAAAAGAAGGCCGGCATTCCTGACGAGCCCGCAAATGACCCTAATCCCGCCGCACCTGCAACTGAAGTAAACAAGAGCGCAGGCCAGGCAGGGGACAATCAGAACACCGGAGAAGAGGAAGACATCTACAAGGGACTTCATCCTGCAGTGAAGGCAGAGCTTGAAAGACTTCGCAAGGCAGCAGACCAGGCAGAGGAAAAAGAACTGACCGAGATCGCAAAGAAGTATGAGATCATCGGCAAAAAGCCCGAGGAGCTGGTACCTCTCTTTAAGAGCTTAAAGAAAGCCGGCGGCAATGCATATGAGCAAATGATCGCCATACTCGACGCCAGCGTGGAAGCTGTGGAGAAGTCCGGGATATTCTCCGAAATCGGCAAAAAAGGCAACGATGGTACCATCGATGCATGGGCGGCCATTGAAAAGCACGCCGACGAGATCATGAAATCCATGCCTAATTTAACGAGAGCTCAAGCTATCGACAAGGCATGCCAGCTTCACCCCGAACTCGTACATGAGTACGAGAAAAACAGATAAGGAGGAATGAACATGTATATCAGCACAGGAATCAATGATAGCCCGGTAATCACCGGAGTAGCAGCGCTGCAAATGGTAAATGCAGCTTTTCACGCTGCGAAATTTGACGTCAACGGAAACATTGCCCCTGCAGGAGCGGGCGAAAATGCACTCGGCCTGTTCATTGCAACAACGCCGGAAACCGTAAATGCTGGTGAAGAAGTGACCGTTCAGATCAAGGACATCGGCCTCTGGGTAACTGGAGACGCTGTAGCAGCCGGTGATGAGCTCACTTCTAATGAAAACGGAGCAGCCGTACCAGCTGGGCAGGGGGATTATGTCACTGCGATTGCACTTGAAGCTGCACCAGCTGCAGGCCAGGTAATCAAAGTGCAAATCGTTAAGTCAGGCATTAGGCCTTAAGACAACTAAAAAGAAAGGAGATAACAGACTATGAAAGGAACAAGTATATCCAACCTTCAGGTACAGATAGCAAAAGGCTGGAGACCCAATAATTATTTGACTAACATGAGCATGGCCTTCTTCCAGGAGGAAGGAGACTTTGTGGCAACATCGATATTCCCGATTTGCCCTGTAGCATTGAGCTCCAGCTATTACTACACATTCAGCAAGGCTGATCTCGCGAGAGACAACGTGCAGAGAAAACCTGCATTTGGAAAGGTTCAGCCTGCATTGATGGGGCAGACAGACAACACCTACAAATGCGAAGTGGATCAGGTAATCGTAGGCATCGACCAAATCGACGCATTGAACTACCAGAGAGCAAAAGCACCTGGCGTAGCAGATCCGAGAAGGGCAAAAGTCAGATTTGTTACAGAACAACTGAAGCTCCACCTGGATATTCTCTTTGCTCGTAACTTCTTCACTCCACTGGCATGGCAGAATGTATGGACCGGCGTAAACGCCAACCCTGGTGCTAATCAGTTCCTGAAGTTCAACGATGCCAACTTCGATCCCGTTAACTTCTTCGATGCCAGAATTAAGGACATCAAACAGGCTGGCCGCAGAAGACCTAACAGGCTGGCCCTCGGTATCGACGCATACAATGCATTGAAGAACCATCCAGACATTGTCGAGAGGGTAAAATACACCGGTAGCACAGCCAACCCTGCAATCGTAACACCTCAAGCGCTTGCAGCAATCTTGCAGATTGAGGAAGTAAAGGTTCTCGAAAGCACTTACAACGCAGGCGGCATCGGTCAGGAAGACATGCAGTTTGTATGTGCAACCGACGGCGCACTGCTCTGCTATGCAACCGACAATCCTTCCATCGATGAGCCCAGCGCAGGATACATCTTCACCTGGGATATGCTCGGAAACGGTCAGTACATCGCAATTGACCAGTACGAAGGAGAAAGAGGCACACATGCAGAGTTCATCGAAGGCTTGATGGCCACTGACATGAAGAAGACCTGCGACGATCTGGCAATCTACTTTGATCAGTGCGTATAAAAGAAAAGAAGGAGGATGGGCACAGATGAACGGTAACAGTTACGGTTACATTTGCAAAAAAGCGTGTGTACTTGGAGGCGTCGCCTATTCAGAAGGCGACGCTATTCCAGCTGAAGCCGTTCTTCCGAGCCGTGAAAAGGTCTTAATCAAGCAAGGGCTTATAGTTCCGGCAGTGAATGTTGACGTGCTACTGGAGGAAAACAAATTTTTAAGAGCGAAGGTAGCCGAGCTTCAAAAGACCGGCGGAGAAGCCCCAGAATCGCCCAGGAACGACGAAAAAGAGCAAAAGGGTATTATTATACCTATCACTGCAAAAGGCGGCCTAATTGAGCTGGAAATGACGCCAGAGGATATAGTAAAAGCTATAGCTACCCTGCAGCTTAATGCAGAGGAGGCTGCCAAGGAAGTGGGCGCAATCGATAAAGAGGAAATCCTTATACTGATTGATGCGCTTGACTACAGAAAAACTGTCAAGACAGCAATCATGGAAAGGGTAGCCCAAATGGAGACCAGCGGAGAGGAAGAGCAGGGCGACAACGAGGAGGATAAGGGTCAGGGTGATGCATAATGGCAGAGAGAAAATACACCTATGACCCAACGAAGATTAAGGAAAAAGGCAAAGATAGAATGCGCTT